GCACGAACCATCTGTAGTGGAACGTATGGGCAATAGAACAGACCTGCATCATAAGGTGAACCACCTTTGTATCCTACAACATAGTACTGGTTAGTACCTTGTGCAAGACCACCATTATTAGCTGCTAAGTTAGCAGAATATGGGTCAATGTATACTCTGTACTTACCTTGGATAGTACCAGCAAATGTGTTACCAGTATCATCAACATTAAGGTTAGCATTAAGAGCAGGTGTATAGTCAAGTACACCAGCCATTGTTAGTGCAGAAGCAACGTCTGCAGAGCAAAGGATAATGTTACCCTTTCCGCGACGTGTTCTCTGTGCGATTCTATTAGCATCTCTTTCTATCTGGAACAGAAGTCCTTTGAACTTCTCAACTGACCATCTTCCATTTGAGTCAATGTCTAAGTCAAATATACCAGCATTTGCTGTATTCTCAACAGCACCCTGTTCAGCAGTCTTGTAGATAGTTCTAATAACTTCTCTGTTGATCTCAGCAAGGATCTCAGTAGAGAGGATATTAGCAAGTTCTGCTTCTGCATTCAAGCCATGAATTGCCTTGAGGTCTTGAGCAAGCTCTAGTGAGTACTCAGCCTTGAGGGCTCTTGACTTAGCAGTAACAGTGACCTTCTCAATTGAGAATGCCATCTGGTTGAACTGGTTTCCTGCAGCATCTCCTAGAGCTTCAGAATCACCAGTAACCATTCCCTGACCTACATCATATGCAGTCTTGTCTGCACTTGAAGTTGGGTTAAGAACAGCAGGGTTAGTACCAGACTGTGAAGTTGTACCTAAACCAGCTGCAGCTCCACTGATACCAGAAGTTAGGTTATTACCTGAAGACTGACCAGAGAATGCAGTATCTACTTCGTTGTAGAATGTTTCTGTACCTGATTGATCCTTATACCTGGATCTCATTGCAAAGATTAGTCCAGTAGGACCACTCATTGGTTGAACGCCAGCTAGGTCATAAGCAACTAGGTTAGGCATTGAACGTCTAATCAATGAGATTAGAACAGGGTCAAAACCAGCAGTTGGACCAGTAGCAGTAGCACTACCACCAAAACCACCTGATGCGCCAGCAGCATTAGCACTGTTGGTTGGTGATGCTTCAGTTATAGTACCTTGAGCAAAAGCTTGCTCATCTTTTAAAAATTTTTCTTGGTTTTCTAACAGGACAGCGGTGACAGCTTTACGATGAGGATCTTTGATCTCATCAACACCTTCTGCGTTAAGCAGAGGAGCCCACTTTTCCTGCAGATGTTCAGCATTGAACATTTGCGTTTACCTCTTGTGTTTTTGTTTGATTAAAATACTAAAATCATTTCTTAGCAACAGCGTTCAATGTCTTGAGATATGCAGCCATTGAATTGGTTACATCAGCAGATGTATTATCTACTGTCTCAGAAATTGTCTCTCCTGTAGCTTTTGGAGTACCAGTTGGGAAATAAGATTCCTTCAATGTCTCCAACTTTTCACGATATTGACCTTCACTTTCAAACTCTACACTTTCGGAAAGTGAGGCGAGCTTTTCTTTCTGAGTAGCAGCAAGGCCATCAGAAACAGATTCAAAAATACCATCAGCAACAGACTCAGCAAGTCTACCGTTGAGTGAAATGTTCTTCTCTATTTGCTCGTTGAGCTTGGTCTCCATGTCATCTAGTTTTTCTACCATGCTTTCTAGCACATCATATTTGTCGTCAGGGATAGTTACATAATGTTCTTCAAAAAGACTCTTCATTCCACCAAGGAATGATTCAGTCAATTCTGTTTTAAGTCCGTGCTCAATAGCAAGTTCATTTTCAACGAACCATTCTTCAGCAACGTACTCAAGGTATTGATCAACTCTTTCTGCAAGTGCAGCCTTAGATGTCTCTACCTCTTCTGCAAGCTTTTCATCATAAGCAGCTTGCAAATCCTCTTTAAGCTCAGAAACCTTAGAATTTAAAGCAGCCTCAAAGACTGTTTTTGCTTTTTCTCTAAACTCTTCAGATAACTCTTCTCCACCAAGTAGAGCATTGACATCAGCTTCAATGTCAATCTTTTCTTCTACTGTCTCTTCTGTAGTTTCTTCTGTCTCTGCTACAATTTCTTGTGTATCTTCTAGTTCTACTTCATCACCAGATTTAAGTCCTTGTGGCATGGGATCAGCAGGTTTTGCACCTTTGTTAACTACATCTTTCACGGTCTTAATCTTGGGTTCTTTTATCTTTGCAGAGTCATTATCTGGCTTGTAGTTATCTGGTGAAGGACCACCAAGATCCTCATAACTAGCTGGTGTACCACCAGTAGTCAACTTTGGCATTGGATCTCCAGCTTTTGCGTTAGCGTTAACTGCAGTCTTAGATTGGTTAGTGCCTACTTCCATTTCTTGTAAATCTCCACGAGACATTTGTAAACCCTCTGATTATCCGAGTATTAAACTATATTTATTTAGATAAGTTATAAGTTTGATAAGAAATCATTAAATAGATTCAACTTATGCTCATCCAATTTCTTTTGATCAACTAAAGTGTTGATGGTTTTGTATGTTTTCTCAGCATACTTCTCACGAAGAACACCTCCATCCCATACCCAGTCTTTTCCTTCCATAATTCCAGAAACAAATGCATCTGGTGCTGAAGGATCAGCTACTATATCTGCTGCTGTTGCTAACATAAAGTCTTCACCAACAACATTAATTCCTTCACGAGTTTGCTTCAGTGAACCAATACCTCTAGAAGAAACACCTAACTTTACACCCTCACTTATCAATGAAGATGCTATTTTACCCATAGGGGTAGAGAGGATTTTTGCTTTTCCTATAAAATTAGAACCACTTTCTTTAAGTGATACTATCTTATGGGACACTCTATCAAGATTAACAGTTGGACCTTCTGGATGACCCAGTTCTCCGAGTGCTCTTCCTGATGTTACATGATTTTCATTATAACGAGAAACTTCTCTACGAAGTGTCTCCATAGGATACATACGACCATTTCTGTTCTTTATGTTTCCTTGAAGAAAAACTCCTTCAATGTAAAGTTGTTTTTTACCGCCTCTGTTTTCAACTATAAATTCAACAGATTCGATTTCTTCTCTAATGAGTTTCATTTAAGCTTCTCCTGAAATTTGAACTTGTTGAATGTATAACTTACCAGAACCACTATCAGTTCTAGCAGCAACTTTAAAGGAACCCCTTAAAGTAGTATTATCATCAGTTAATGAAGTACTAATATTCCTTCCATAATCATTTTCAACTACTATTCTTTGACTGAACCAATTTTCTCCTGCACCATAATTTGGAGCACTAGCACTACTATAAACTTGCTTTACTCTTTTATGAGTAAATTCATAATAGTCTTGAGCACTGCCATCAGCAAGACTTAAACTTACATAATCTCCTACAGCAAAAGGAGATGATGTTCCTTGAGGAAAATCTATAAGAGTAAAAGTTGTTGATGTAGTTATACCACTAACTTTAGCAGATGTATTACTAAATGCTAAAGTTTCAGCACTATCTTTTGGTACTACAAAGTCAGTTACAGCTGCAGTAGGATCAGTTCCAATAGCGACATGTGTATTTTGTCCAGTGGCAACCACTCTAATTGCAGTAGACTTACCAGATATTGGAATAGACTGCTGAGATGCTGCACCTGTAGTTATTGAAGTTCCTGCTCCAACTGTCCTAAGCGTCATTCTCTTTATACAGAATCATTTTATTTATTTATAATTATTCTTCATCCTCTGTTTCTACAGTACCATTTTGATCTGTACCATCAATTCTATCAGAATAACCTTCTACATCTTTTTGCAACTGTACTTCATCTTCAGTTTCTGGTGAATTACCAAAAAGTGAATTAGCTACTGAGTCTTTATGAGCACCTATTTTATCAGCAGACTTTGCATAAAGCATGTCTTTTATTTTATCACTGATACCAGAAGGACTATCATCCTTTGTTATCATATCCATTAATTCATCCATTGTTTTAAATCATTACAGTTTATTTATTAGATTTCGCCACCTTTAGGCATTTCTACCTTAGTTTTGGCTGTATCTTGTACTTCTGGGTCCATTGCTGGCATTCCCATTTCACCACCACCCATTGAAGTTTCTCCTTCTACTCCCATAGTTGGGTCCATCATTAATGCAGGATCAGGTACTACCCCATCCTCAATTTCTTGCTTCATAATCTTATCCTGTTCAAGAATTTCTTCATCAGTCTGACGAAGTATCTTACGTCTTAGATAATCTTGTGAGAAGTATCTACCAACATATGGTTCAGCAGATGCTACCATAGTTAATCTTTCTGCCATTAATTCAGAATCTTTAAGTTCTGCAAAATGGTTATC